CCGTCGAGCGCACTGGTCGGACTTGTTGATGTTCTTCGGTGCGGTCATTCCGCACCCCCTTCCGGCCGCGGCACCCGGGCGACCCTGTCGCCGTCGAGGGGGACAAGGAGGTGGAGCGTCAAGCCGTCGATGTAGTCAGCCACAGTCGGCTCCCCCCGGCCACCGGCCGAGCGCTTCGGCGGCGGCGATGCAGGCGCGGCCGATATCCTTGTTGAGCATGAACGCGACGTGTAGCCGGTGCGCCACGTCGTAGTGCCCCGCAGCCTTGAGAGCTTGGCGTGCGGCCCGGGACGAGCCGAGCAGCGCCAGCAGACACCCGGCGGTCGCGGGGTCGTCAGGGTCGGGCGTCAGGTAGTACGTCCTGTATTCGCCATGACATGACGGATCGTGGATGTCCCAGCAGCGCATTTTCGTGCGCTTCTCGTCCACCCATTCCAGCGCGATGAGGCCGCTGATATCCGACATCCCCGGCATCCACCGCCAGCCGGGCAGGCTGACAGCGACGCGCCCCCACTCCTCGGCGGTGCGGTCAGCCATCGGCCACCTCGCTCGCGGCGTCGGCCGCTTCTCCGAGCCGGTCGGCCTCCCCGACATCCACCGCAGCCACCACCCGGCCGCCTGGACCGCGCATCTCGACGCGATCGGCCGCCATGGCCGGGTCGACCACGATGCGGATCCCCATCATGGAGGTTGCGCCGTCGCAGCCAGCGGCCCCCCTCTCCCGGTCGAGCCACTTCGCGACGGCTTCCCGAGGCGTCAGCGTCCGCCCGGTCCCGGGCTCGAGGTCGTCTCGTAGGCTCATCCCTCACCCCCAGCGACCACCGGCCACCTCTTGTGGTCCAGCTTCGCCGGCTTGTATGTCATCCCGTCGCCGCCGCCGGAGCCGTAGCCGCAGCCGTCGCCGTCGCCGGAGCCGGAGCCGTAGCCGCAGCCGTAGCCGACGCCGCGGCCGTAGCCGACGCCGCGGCCGCAGCCGGAGCCGGAGCCGCGGCCGTCGCTGTAGCCGGAGCCGGAGCCGGAGCCGTAGCCGGAGCCGGAGCCGGAGCCGGAGCCGTAGCCGTAGCCGTCACTCACCATGCCACACCGCCGCGTCCAGAAACGTCTGGTAGGTTGCCTCGTCCTTGATCTGGACGATCTGCACCACCTCGGCCCCGGGCCCGAACCACGCCTCACCCGTCGCAGGGCCGGTGACCCGGTGGCCGTCGCCCTGCAGACCGTGCTCAGCGAGAGACGCCACGGACCCTCCACGAGCCCAGTAGTGGATCTGGCGCGATCCCACATCGAGGATCGGACAGTCCTTCCCCCCGTCGAAACCGATCAGCCGACCGACGTACACACCGGCCTTGTTGGCCCGCACGATGACGGGCTTGTTGATGCGCGGGTCCGGCCGCGTGGGCGGCGTGGACGCAGGCGTCTCGGTCTCGCCTTTGATGTCCCCGACCAGGGCGGCCACACAGGCCGCGATGATTTCGTCTCGGATGCTCATCCCTGCTCTCCTTCGCCCTTCTCGGGCTTGTTGTCCTTCATGTCGACGCCCATCTCGGCCGCCGTCTTGAGTGCGGCGCAGCTCTCAGTCGAACTATTGACCGGGGCCCGCTCCCGCAGTTCGTTCGTCGTCATCGCGCTCACTGCGCACCCCCGTCCACCGGGCGGTCGTTGCTCATCACGCGGGCCCGTACTGGCAGAGCTCGAATGCACCGCACTTGCCGTAGCGGTGGTAGCAGACCAGCTCGTTCTGAGTCATCTGCCAGTCGCCCTCCGTCACGTACTGCCGCTTGTGGTTGACCAGCTGATTCGCCAGCGAGTGAGCCTTCGAGTAGACCTGCCGAGCCAGCTGAGCGTCTCGCCAGGGCGTCGCGGGCACGAACTGGCGGCTGACTGTCCACGGGTCTCGGCGCAGCACCAGGTTGAGCACGACACCACCGAAGTCGTCGTACAGCTGCTCTCCCAGGATGCGGTTGACCGCGAACTGACCGTCCATCGCATACTGCTCAGCGCGCTTCCGGCTGACGCTACCGCCGGTCACCTTGTGATCCCAGATGTAGGTGCGGCCGTCCGCGCTGTGCCGCATCACGAGGTCGAAGCGCTTGGTGACCTCGACGGGCTTGCCGTGCTGCAGGCCGGGTACTCCGGGTACCGGCTCCTCCAGGCCGGGGCAATCCAACAACTTGGCTTCGGCGAGGTTCTTGTCGATCCACAAACCGAAGTCGCCGTCGTGGCTGTAGCCCAGGGTCAGCTTCGCCTGGTGCTCAACGGCGACCACGCTATCCGAAACGAACGGCTCCTTCTGCAGGTAGCGCCGGAAGAGCTCGAACGTCGTGTGGATGAACGGCGTGGCCTCGGTGCCCTCGAGCTCACGCAGTCGCGCCCACTCACGCACAGCGTCGAACGGAGACAGGAAGTGGTCTGGGTCGTCCACCCAGGCGCCTTCGTACTCGAAGCCGCCCCGCTCGCACGCCAGCCGGGCGTAGTAGTGGGCGAGGATGGTGTGACCCATCGACCCCATGGTCAGAGCTTCTCCGTTGACGAAGCGCTTCTGCTCGACGTTGATGAGGAACCAGAGACGATCACAGGTGAACGCTGGTCCCCAGAAGGACCAGCCCGCCGTGCTTCGGCCGGTGTCGATGAGGATGGGGTCAGTCACTGCTGCTCCGGGGGTTTGGGGAGGGGTCGCCAGAAGAATGGGCCGATGTCTGCCAGGGGGAACCACGACTCGTAGTTGATCCAGGCGCCGCCGTTGTACTTGAGGGAGAAGATGTTGAACGTGTTGTGCTGCCACATGAGCACTTCTTCGTCTGCCGGCGGCATGGTGTGCCGGCTGTCGACCCAAATCCCGGGGAACGGCAGCACGTCGATCGTCTGAAAGTCTCTCATCTCATTCCTCCCCGAAGAGCGCCGTCAGTACGGACGCCTTCATCTTGTTGTGGTCGTCGATACCGAGCAGCTTGTCGTCCATGCCCTGGTACTGCTCAGCCGCCAGGAACTCCTTGATGGGAGTGATCTTGTCCGCCAAGATGCCCGCCACCTTCTCGTCGTAGGTCTTCCGAGCGAGCACCACCTTGAGCAGCGTCGGCCGACCGCCGATGCGGTCGAACCTCCCCGTCCACTGCTCGAGGGCACCGGGCCGCCAAGGCAGCATGGCGAAGATGGCGAGGTCTGCGGTCTGCAGGCCGTCGACCGACTCGCCGAAGGCCTGCCCTGTTCCGATGAGCAGGCAGGGGCCATCATGCTGACGGAACGCTGAGACCATGTCCTCTCGCTCGCGCTCGTCCGTACCTCCATGGCCCCACCACAGCCGCGGCATGGTGCCGCCGAAGTTCTCCTGCTTGACCTCCTTGGCCAGGGCCTTCTCGATGTATGACGCCCAGTCTTCGCAGTCCTGACGACGTGCCGTGAACAGCGCGACCTTGCCGCCGCCGCGCAGACCTTCGAGCACTTCTTCGACCACGTACTTGCGCTTGCGACTGGCAGCCTCCATGAGGTTGGCCTCGAGCGCACGCTCCTGGTCGACCTCGCTTCGGGTCTTGAGCGCTTCCTTCTCCGCCTTGGCGATGAGCCGCTTGAAGGCCGCCGGCCGGTTCTGGTCGGACGGGTCGAGCCACACGACCTGCACCCGCGTCGGCGGGAGCTGACCGTGCGACTCGGTGTGCGTCACCTCCTGCATCAGGTAAGAGGCACGGAGCTTGAGCTCGTCGATGTGGCTGCTGCCCTTGTCGTCCAGGCCACCGTACTCGCCTTCCTTCGCAGCGCAGTAGCGTTTCGCGAAGCCGTAAAAGCCCATGCCGTACGAGCCCGGCGCCAGCAGGTCGAGCTGGCTCCACACACGGCGGGGGCGGCCGTCGTCCAGGGGCGTCGCCGTCAGGCCGATGCGGAGGCGCAGCGAGGGAAGCCGGCTGACGTCCATGGCTGCGACCGCCCGCGTCTCGCGGGTGTCGGTCTTGGTCCGCCGCTTCTTGAACTCGACCTCGCCGGCACTGTTGAAAACCGCCTTCCAGCGCTTGGCCTGACCGAAGGTGTGGAGTTCGTCGAAGACCAGCACCGACGGCTGGAGCTCCGCGACCTTGTCGACGTGGTCCGGCAGCGACTGCGCGCCGAACACCACGAAGGGGCGGCGTTGCTTGACACGGCAGTCCTCGAGGTACTGCTCGAAGGTCTGGTCGTCGCGCCGCATCTGCCCCTGCGGGATGACCCGGTAGGGCACGACGTTCGTGTACTCCTGCACCTGGTCCCACCAGACACGGCGAGCCTTGGCGGGGGCGACCACACACACCGGACCCTGGCGGGTCAGTGCGGACAGCATCGAGGTCAGCGTTTTGCCGCTTCCGCACGGGTAGACAAACTTCGACCACGGACGGGTCGACGCCCAGTAGACGCCGCGGGCCTGGTAGTCCGTGACGAGGTCAGCCACGAAGGGCTTGACCTCACCGTCGGAGACCAAGTTGCGCACGACCTGGCGACCGTATTCCGCCATGGTGGCGAGACCCTCAGCGTCTCCGGTCGGCCACGCGAAGATGTCGTCGACGTTGATGGCGTGTTCGACGTGGTACGTCAGGTTGTCGTTGTGCGCTGCTGCTCGAAGAGCCAGGTCGCGTTGATGGGGACGTAGGCCCGGTAGTAGTCGAAGTTGTCGACCTCCGTGTTGGGGGCATCGCGCAGCAGCTTGGTCATGCGGTACCAGCGCCGATCTCGGTGGAAGTGACCGTAGGCCAGCACCCCCGGGAGTCGCAGCTCGATGCTCGCCAGGCTGCTGCCCGCCTCAGCGGAGGCTGCGACCGTGAAGATGTAGTGCGGCTGGTCCTTGAGGGGGGAGAAAGTAGACCTCACTGCTCCATCTCCTTGTAGTCGTTGAGGTCATCCACCAGGGCGGCGACTGGACCCTTCCAGCCGCAGCTCTTCCGGTGATTGCAGTAGGCGTTGATCTGTCTCGTCGGGTCGAGCCACCACCACACGGCCGCACGCCGACAGCGGGGGCACTCGACCAGGCGGACAGCGTCGTCGCTAACCACACCTCCCAGGGCGTGGCCGAGCGCCGCGCGAGCGTCCGGGTCGAGATGCAGACTCGACAGACCGCGGTAGTCTGGCAGGTCGCGAAGCGAGACCACGCTGGGCAGAGCCACCACATTGTCTTCCGGCGCCCACTTGAGAATGTCGTCGACCCGAAGAAACGGCGCGTCGATGAAGCGAAAGTCGAAGTTGCGCCGATGCTCGTAGTCTTCCAAGTCGTAGGCCGGCAGCAGCCACGACCTCGAGATGTCTTTGCAGTGCCGGTCGATAGCGTGGCCGCAGTGCTCTTCCGCCCACAGCCATGCCGTCGAGTACTCCGACTTGACGATGTCGCGGTCGAGCGGGAGCACCACCCGGAAGCGGGGAGCCTCTGGGCGGTGCGACCATGAGGTGTG